GACCCAGCCAGTGTGAGGTGAGCTATGGACATCGAAGAAGGCGCACTGCGTAGAATTATAAGAGAAGAAATGAAATCAGCTCTGAAGGAAGTTGGCCTACACGATGAAGAAGCTGGTGACGATGTCCGACAGTTAAGGAGCTTGCTAGACGATTGGAAGGGTATGAAGACAACAATATGGCAGACGATAGCTAGAGCAGGTACGTTGTTTGTCTTAGGTGTGTTAGCTCTCGGTACATGGAATAAAATAGGTGGCTCACAATGATTAAGAAGATTAAAGCAGCATTGTCGCTGATGAAAGCTGGTAAGGTTGTTGCTAACCCTGCCAAGTGGAAGGCTAGGCAGATTGAGACATCTGCATTAGTAGCTGCTTTGTGGGCTTTTGTCAACGCATCTTCAGCATTTGGTTTAGAGATTCCAGTGAATGCAGAGATTATTGATGGTGTTGCTGTCGCTATGCTTGCTGTCGTTAATGTCGTGCTTACAGTTACCACCACAGATAAGATCGGCGTGTAGTGTTAGTGTCACCCCACAAGTTGAACTAGTCTTAGATGCCCCTGTGTTACTTGATAAAGCTAACATAGTGGGCATTAAGCTAGAGACTAAATGTGTTATTCAGGAGTTATTATGAAGCTACTCAGTATTATCAGAACCATTGTCGCTCTTCTCCCTATGTTGATTGAAGCTATTAAAGCTGCTGAAGCTGCTATACCTGGCACTGGTAAGGGTGAACAGAAGCTAGTGTTGGTTAGAGGTATGCTACAAGCAGCCTATGAAGCTGCTACAGATGTTGAGAATACATTTGAAGAAGTATGGCCTGCATTGAACAAGACTATTAACACTGTTGTAACCTCTCTCAAAGCCGCTGGATTGTTCAAGTAAGGAACTGACATGGCTCTACCAGAAATAGTTGTTACAGCTCCTAGAACCTCTACATGGAGTCCTACAACACCTGCTAGCGGTGGTGGTGGTGTCTATGATAGTTTGTTTGGTGGTTTTGTCCCTGACTTCTCTACAATGGACTTAAACTTAGACCCTACAGGTATAGCAGCTCCTGAAGTAGATCAGGCTGTGTTAGATGCTTTTTTAGCTGAGAATGGTTTTACCTTTAACTACGATCCTAAGAAAGATAAATCACAACAGGCACAGTTTATAGAGCAACTAGCAGACTTCCAAGCAACACTAGCTGAGAAGCTCAGGACAGGTGCTATAACACAAGAGCAGATGGCTGGGTTGTTAACAGCAGCTAATATGAGTGCTGGTCTTACTGTTGTTTTAGACCCATCTAAGATGACCGACAGACCTAGTGAGTATGGTGTTAGAACAGACGAAAGTGGTTTAATTAAAGCAACACAATCTACTGCTAGTAGTGCATCTGCACAAGCTGCTTCACAGGCTGCTGCACAAGCCGCTGCACAAGCTGCTATCAGTGATGCTGTTGGTAGTGTTATGAATCAACAGACAGGTGGTGGTGTCAGTGCTAGTAACGCTAGCGGTGGTGGTGTTGTTGTTGGAGATGTTGGTGTTGGAGACACTGTTGTATCACTAGAGCCTGATGCAGACTTGTTTGGCACTAACACAGGATTAGAAGGCGCAGGGTTTGATGACGCTGTAGGTACTGGTGTTGGTCTTTTAGGAGGCTCTGCTGGAACTAACGCTGATGGTACTCCAATATTAGAGGGTGCTGGAACACCTACTGTATTGACTCCACAGCAACAATGGCAGAATGTATTAAATGATCCTAACGTAGACGTTGCAGGTGCTGTAGCTGCTGCTGAGTTAATCTTTGGTAACTCTCCAGCAGGTGTTGCTGCTGTTGCTGATGCAGCTAACAAAGCTAATGTCAGTGCTGAAGAAGTGGCAACTGCTTCAGGGTATAACATAGCTGATATCATAGCTGCTGCTGCGTCTGTTGGTGTTCCTTTCTTGTTAGATAAGAAGACTACTGCTACAAACAACACAGCAACGACAAACAACACAGCAACAAACAACACAGCAACGACAAACACTACAGGCACTGGTACAGGCACTGTTACGGGTACTGGTACAGGCACTACTACAGGCACAGGTACTACTACCACTACTACAGGTACTAACACTACTACGAACACTGGCACAGGCACGAACACTGGTACAAGCACTGTTGTTAACCCTGTCGTTAATCCTACAGTAACACCAGCTACTGTCGTTAATCCTACAGTAACACCAGCTACTGTCGTTAACCCTACAGTAACACCAGCTACTGTCGTTAACCCTACAGTAACACCAGCTACTGTCGTTAATCCTGTCGTTAACCCTACAGTAACACCAGCTACTGTCGTTAATCCTGTCGTTAATCCTGTCGTTAATCCTGTCGTTAACCCTGTAGTTAATCCTGTAGTAACGCCTAGCACAGTCACTAATGGCACTGACGGCACTGACGGTAAAGACGGTAAGGATGGTGGTGATGGCGGTGACGGTAAAGATGGCAAAGACGGTGGTGACGGTAAAGACGGTAAAGATGGTGCGACAGGGTTGTTCTCAGCAGCGTCTATAGTTAATAGTATCTTTGCACCAGAGTTATTTAAATCATCAGCAACACTAGCTCCTGAAATTAACACACTCTTTGGTGCTTTTAGAAGGAGTCAAATGCAATGATATATATAGATATTGTTAATAATGTACTACGCAGGTTGCGTGAATCAGAAGTACAAACAATAGCACAGACATCCTATTCAAAGCTAATTGGTGACTTTGTTAATGATGCTAAGACTATCGTTGATAGTGCTTGGCGGTGGTCACAGTACAGGGTTGAAATAGCCTTCAACACAACTAACACTGTAGCTACATATTCTTTGACAAACAGTGGTGTTAATCCTGTTGTTGTTAATGCTTTGAATGATACTAATAACATCTTCTTAGAATACAAAAGCCCTACATGGTTTGAACAACAAACAAAGCTACAAGACATTGTCTACGGTGTTCCAGCATTCTACACCTTTGTAGGTGAAGATGGTGGTGGTGATGCTATTGTTAAAGTATACCCAGTACCTGATGCAGCTTATGCCTTAGTGTTTAATGTCATTAAAGACGCTGTAGACCTCACCATTGAAACAAGTAGTCTACCTATACCTCACCAGCCTGTGATTCAACTAGCCTTTGCTATGGCACTGCGTGAACGAGGTGAGACAGGTGGACAGAGTGCAGCAGAGCAGTTTGGAGTAGCAGAGGCTTTCTTGTCAGATGCCATAGCCTTAGACGCTGCTAAGAACCCTGAAGAACTTATCTGGAAGACTGTGTAATGGCACAACAACTACAGAGTATTAACATATCAGCTCCAGGCTTTGCTGGCATTAATACACAGGATAGTCCTATTAGCTTATCCCCTGTGTTTGCTGCTATTGCTAACAACTGTGTTATTGATAAGTTTGGTAGAGTAGGAGCTAGACAAGGGTATACACTAGAGACAACAACTACCAACAGTAATCTTGGTAGTTCAATAGGCATAGAGTCTATCAAAGAATATAAAGACTCTGCTGGTGTCTCTGCAATCTTCACAGCAGCTAACAACAAGATACTCAAAGGTGTTGCTACGTTAGTTGATAAGACTCCTGCTAGTTACACCATCACTGCTAACAACTGGCAGATGGTTAATTTCAATGACAGGATGTACTTCTTCCAGCGTGGCTACGAACCTCTAGTGTACATTGGCTCTACAGATGTCCTAGCTAAAATGAGTAGCGTATCAGGAGCAGCAGGAACACCACCACAAGCTAACACAGCTATTGCAGCCTACGGTAGAGTATGGTGTGCTGACTTCGCTGCTGATAAACATACAGTGTATTGGTCAGACCTGCTCAACGGAAGTATCTGGACAGGCGGTAGCTCAGGTAATATTGACCTCTCTGAAGTGTGGCCTGACGGGTATGATGAGATTGTCACCATGACAGCTCACAACGGCTTTCTAATCATCTTTGGGAAGAAGTCTATCTTGGTCTATGCTGGTGCTGAAGACCCAGCGACAATGGTCATAGCGGACGTTATAAACGGCATAGGATGCGTTGCTAGAGACAGTGTACAACACACAGGTGCTGACATATTGTTCTTAGATGCTACAGGGGTTAGAAGCCTCGGTAGAACTATTCAAGAGAAGTCTGTACCTATTGGTGACAT